AGGCAATTCAAATTCATATATTACTTGTGCCATTTTATAACTTTATTCTAACTCTTGGTATGCCGTCTGTTGTTTGTGTTGTTGGTGTTGTTGGTGCTGGTTGTTGAATAAATGGATTATCTATTTTACCAAAACCAACTGTATATAAATCATTTATTCCAGTAATTATTGCATTTGCTTCTCTGTCTTGTGGGTTTCTACCCAACGTAAGATTTTTTAATTCTCTGGTATAATCTAATTCTGATTTAATTTCAGAACCAACCCCTGTTATAAATTCATATAATACTGAAGCTTTTTGATCTGCTGTTCTACCAGCTGATATGATTTTTTGGAAATTTCTAAAGTCTTGGTCTGATAATCCTCTGCCCTCTTGTCCTCTAACTTTAGCTATTTGATAAGCAAAATCTAACAATTGTGATTCTGTGATTGCAGTTTGTGAAGCTAATTCAGTAATTGCATTTCTTATTTTTGGATCTGTATTATTAACAAATTTTGTTTTTTCTTCTTGATTTATTAAAACACCAGCAGCTTTAAATTCTTGTCCTATTTGGTCAAACACCTGTGCAATGTCACCAGTTGCTAAAACTGATTCTGGATTTTCATATAAATTATTAATTATTCTTTGACCCGTATTCACCAAAGTATTATAAGAAATAGCTCTTTTTTCTAAACCATTTTGGTCATTCCAACCCTTTATTTCACCAATGTCTTTAGCTTTACCAGCAGAAGTAAGTTGTGGTGTTTTATTTAAGAAATATCCTTGTGCGACTACAGATTTTATTTCTTCTTCTGTTGGGTTAATTAAATCTGGCGCTCTGTTTCCATCTCTATCTGTTACTGCCCATGTTTCTATATCATCATCAACTTTTCCATTTGCAAAAGGGTCTGCTAATGGACCAACAATAAACTTAGTTCTATCTATATTTTCTGCTTCTGATTTTAATATTGTTCTAACAGGTTTTCCTGTAATCTTGTCATACAAAGTAAACCTTTCTACTGAACCAGTTTTAGGAGTACCAGCAGCAAGTCTAGGATCTAAACCAGCACGATATAACTTAATCATATCGGCATATCTTGGGTCGTCTGCAAATTGTTTTAATAACTCTTCCTGCTCTGCTTTTTGCTGTTGCGCTTGCCTCGCTTGTTGTCTTTCTAAAGCTAATCCAGACGCATCCATTCCCTGAAAAGCTTGTCCCATTCTTAATAAAGTTTCAGAAACTCCTAATCTTCTAGCCTGTTTTCTTTGTCTCTCGTATTCATCAACCTGCTGTTGAGTCATTCCAGACAATTGCTCTTGCGGTAATACACCAAAACCGCCACGCTCCGCCATTCTATTGCCGTATCTAGTAAACCTAGGAACTTCTGCTGCGGGTACGGAAGGTCTTTCTATTTGCATTTGTTGCAAACTTTCCAATAATTTTTGCTCTGGAGTTTTTTCCGTTTGTTCTGTAAATGTCGGTAAATTTAATATAGTCATATAAAATTCCTAAAGTTAAATTGCTGCAACGCCAGATAAAAATTTACCCAAGTCACCCAAACTCATGTTTTGATCTCGAGTTTGTGTTGCCTGACCAACTAACTGAGGCATCATGCCTAAACCTTGGCCTAATAAACCTAATGAGTATGCTGGATAACCCTGCTCTCTCATAAACTCTTGGAAAGCAAAGTCTTGTTCTTGTTGTCCTAATCCTCTTGATAAGGCACCGTAGCCACCAAGTAAACCTAAAGCTTGTTGTTGTCCACCTAATAAACCACTTAATAAACCAGCTTGTTGTTGACGGCTTCTTAGCTCTAATTCTGGTGCAAGCATGGCCATCCGTTGTTGTCTTGCTATATCTGACTCAGCCGCGCCCAGCGCCTGCTGATAGCCTGCCTGTCTTAAACCAGCAGCTGTTTCTGCGGCAGCTTGTGCATAAGGCTTGGTAGCTTCTGTCTCTAACAGCGCTGACCTAGAGCCACCAAAAGCCCCAGCGCCTATCGCTGCCTCTTGCGCTCTTTGTTGTGCCATTTCAGACTGTTCTTGTATATCCTGCATTGCAAGATCTATAACTTGTTGTTGATATGGTGATTGATATGCACCTATGTCTACATCTAATAAAGACTGAACATCTCCCATTTGTGGAGCTGCTTGACCAGCCAATGCTTGTAGCTGTCCTGTTGGGTCATAACCAAAAGCACTACCAAATAAACCTTGTATTCCTGCACCCATTTGCATTTCTTCTGGAGACATGCCAACGAATCTATCGCCTGTATAACCTGCAAATGGTATATCAGATGCCTCTTTAGCACGCTGATAGTAGTCCATATACAAGTCTTTCTGCCAATCTGGTAGAGTTGCTTCTTGTGTTGTTGTTGTTTTTCCTTTACTCATAAGTCTTTTCTAATTAGATATTCTGTTTCAAATCCTAGATGTTTTAGTTTCCTAGTCCATCCTTTTCTGCCTCCGCCGTAGAGTCTTTTGACTCCACACGCTTTGGCATAATCTTCTATGTGTGGCAACATTACCTCTAATTCTTTGTAATCGCCACCACAAAATAATAAATTCATTGCAGTGTGTTGCGGGAATACTACAAATTCTGTTACAAAAGCAGAGTTTTGTCCTGCCCATAATAAGAATATTCCTTCATCTATTTTAGCTTCTATATCATCGATTGTATAGGAGTCTTGATATTTTATAGCCTTTGCTATAAGAGGCCTACACTTAATCCACTCTTCTTTCCAAGACTTTTTAATCGCCTTTTGCATATTCTACAATACTTATAATTACACTTAATTTGTTTGCATGAGAAGCTGTGCAATTTATAATTTCTCCAGCTGTTAATATCAAACTTCTAGTTAATAATTCAGTTGTTGCGTGTGCGCTTATATTAAATTGCGACCATAATGTATGCACTACTGAATCATCACTTGTCATAGTAAGAGTAAAATTTGTTTGTTGACCGCCATCTTCTGTTACCAAAATTGATTCAATAATAGCAAAATCAAAATCATTGCCTGTGGGTGCTGTATATATTAAAGTTGGATTTGTTGTAGTTAAACTAACAGTAGCATTAGTTGCCCTTTGTATATATTGTCTTTGTGAGGATAAATCCATTATCGTTTACCTCTTGTTTTTATGTCTAATCTTATATTGCCAACTTGGAAGTCTTGGGTTAAAGAACCAGTCACTGTCATAGATACCTGTCTTGCTGTAAACCTTGCATCGGTATATCCATCTGATTCAAAGGTAAAGTTACCAAAGTCTGTTTCTGTACCCAGTGGTGTGTTCTTGCCTTTAAAACCTATTGTAATGCCTGGTAAGCTATTGGATTCTTCATCTGGTAGTATTTGATTAACCTGTGCTAATTTGTCGCCATTGCCAATCTCAAGCGGTCCTGTGGTGGCAAATGGAACTTGGTCACCTAAGTTTGGAGAGTTAAACAACGGTCTTTTATCATGTTCATATACAAAGCCATTAGAGTCGCAAGACAAAGGATGATTAAATACGCCTTGGTCTACCCAACAACTTCTATTCATAGAGCCTATACTCCAAACATTGTCTATATAGTTCCATATAACATACTTGTTAGGTGATAGTTGGTCTACGTCTCCCACAGGGAAAAACCACCATATCTCATTAAAATCTATGTTATGTGTACCAAATGTAGATTGCTGTGTATTAACCTGTATGTTGTCAAAGATGTAGTCGTGTACGTCTGACTTTAACTCTCTGACTGTGCCATCAAAAGAAAAGAATGAGTTTTCACTAATCCATGATAAAAAACTACCAGAAGATACTATTGACCTTGGGCTTATAGCTTTACAGTTAATACCCGCATCTTGTATACCGTATACAAAAGGAGAGCCTGTATAGTAAAGCCTGTTAATACCAACATCGGTAAAAATAATAATGTCATTTTGCCATTTAATAGCATAGTTAGCTTTGCCGCCTGTAGGTATTTGCAAATCACCTGCTGTATTTCTAGCAGTAGATGTCCAATTAGTATTATCTTCTCTGTCAGACCATGCTATTTTTCTAGGATCTCCACCTGCGCCTATGGCTACTAAATGCCTTTCATTGCTTACAATAACCGCCTGACATCCTGTCGGGGCATTGGTAATTGGTGTTGCAATAGTATCTGGACTTCCGCTTCCTGCGTCTGGCCTCCACTGATATAACTTACCATCTCCTGCAAAACAAAAAACCAAATGTTCTCCCCAGTTATCAAAAGAAAAACTTTTAGTATCAAAGTTTAATGCTGACGTGCTTCTCTCGTCTCCCCAATCTTCTAGGCCATAATGATATGCACCGTAGCCAGTAGATGTAATAACATCATCACCGATAAAACCTATTGGTGTTATGTCATACCAAGTATCGTTATATAAAACATATACATTAGACCTAGTACCAATAGCTAAAACTTCTTCGCCATTATTGGTTTTGTAAGAATACATACCAATAGGCGTGCCAGTTAATGCTGTATCTTTAAACTTAACCCAACCACCCAATGGTTTTAAATAACCATTTTCAAAACGCACTAAATCACCATCTACCCAACGACCTTTGTTGGCGTAGTCAGTACCGTTTTTTACTATTCCTGCTGGGGGTGTAATTGGAAATAGAGCCATATTTAGCCCTATGCTGTGCGCTTCCACATATATACAACTATATATGGTTGTAAGTTATTGTGAGCAGAACCACTACCTGTAGACAATGTTTTACTTGAACCCCAAGGATCGTCTGGGGTGCCACCATAAAAGTTATTAGGTGTTGATGAGTTTGTTACTGCGGTAAACCCAGATGGTCTACTACTGCTACTAGCAGCACCATGCAATGATGTATGGTCATGCGATGGCATTTCAGAAATTGTTAATGTGTGTGTTTTTGCGCCGCCTGTTTCTTCTAGGGTATCAAAGTCTGTATCTCCAGAGTCAAGGCCAACTATAGTTTTACCAGCTCCAAAAGCTACCCATGTACCAAAACCAAGTAAGGTCGCTGGGTTTGTGCTTACGGCTGCATTGATGTAGATAGAGCCAACTGGATATATTTTTTCTAATACATTAGTTCCATCAATTTGTAATTCTCCTGCTGTGGTATTTACATTACCGCTAGCAGTTACGGTTGTTGCTGCAACAGTTGATGTACTGTTTGCACCTATTGGTGTGCCGTCAATAGCACCGCCGTTAATATCTACTGTTGTTAGGGTAGATGTGCCGCTTACTGTTACGCTATTTAAAGTAGCTAAGCCAGATGTCGATACAGTAGTAAATGCACCTGTAGACGCTGAGTTGGCTCCTACAGTTGCTCCGTCAATAGAACCGCCATTAATATCAATAGTTGTAAATGTTGCTGTTCCTGTGGATGTTAGGGTTCCTGCTACTGTTAGGGTTTTACCACTACCAACATTAAGGCCAACACTAGTCCCAGATCCGTTTGCAGTAAAAATACCATCAACAGTATCTAAGTCTGTGTTAATTTTTCCACCCCAGGTATTAGTAGATGCGCCTACTTCTGGCTTGGTTAGATTAAGGTTGGTTGTAAAGGTATCTGCCATAATGCTTACTTATTAAGTTTGGATTTTACTAATTCAATCCATTCTGGTTTCTTTTTATATATTATAAACCCAACAACTGCTATTAGTATAACTATTTCAAAAAATGATTCCATATTAAGAATCTAAAGTTTTAGTAATTGAAGTTGGATTTTTTTCATTTTCTATTTGTGAATCTAAATTTGCTTCTAAGTTAGCAACTTCTTCTTCTCCCATAGCGTCTATAACCCAACCTTGAACCATCTCTGATGTTACTTCATCAAAAGGTTTAAAGTTAGATAAATCAGATGTATCTATGCT